AGCACTGCGCACAGGCGGTGAATACTACTTAGGCCAAGAAAACATACAAGATGTCAGACAGTTTGGCCGTGAGATGCAAGAAGGTGCTGAACTCTTAGCAGGGCAAGCTCGTGCAGGTGCAGAGTTTAAGCCTTACACTGTTACAAGCGGCTTAGCGGGCATAACTACAGACCCTACTGGTGGGTTTGCTATAAACCTGTCTCCAGAGCAACAGGCTCTACAGGCGCAGCTACAGGGCCAAGCAGCGGGTTTATTTGGACAGGTAGGTCAAGACCCAGCAGCGCAGCAAGCGGCTATATACGAGCAAATAAGGGCTACACAGCGTCCTGAAGAAGAGCGTCAGCGTCTAGCATTAGAAGAGCGTCTGCTGTCACAAGGTCGTCTAGGCTTAGGCTCTGCTGCTTACGGTGGTTCTTCTCCTGAGCTGCTGGCACAAGAGACTGCGCGTCAAGAAGCTATGGGACTAGCTAGTTTAGGCGCTAGGGAGCAAGCACTAGCAGAGCAGCAACAAGCTCTAGCAGGCGCTACAGGACTACTAAGTGCTGGTTATCAGCCACAGAGAGAAGCACTAGGTCTTTTGGAGACTAGTCGAGTACCTGCTGGCTTTGCTGACGTTGGACGTAGAGAAGGTACTGAGCTTATGTCACAGCTACAGAGAGCTGGTCTAGAAGGTCGTCTACAGTCTGAAGATTTAGCTAATCAGTTACGTCTTGCTCAACAGCAAGCTCTACTTGGTGGTCTATTGGGTCAGCAGCCTACATATGCTGAACAGCTACAGGCTGGAGAGCTTGGTATTAAACTAGGAAAAGAAAGCGGGTTGTTTGGCAACTTAGGTGGGTTGGTTGACGACGTGGGTGGCTTTTTTGGATCAATATTTAAGTAAGGAGTAGGAAATGGCTAGACAAGATATTGCAGGATTACTGACAGGCATTAGCAGCACACAACAGCCTGTACAGCCTATTCCAGGTACTCCAGGCTTCCGTGGACAGTTTGGTGCAGCTAGGGCGCAAGGCTTAGGAGCTGGCTTAGGGCGTATGATGCGTGGTGGTGAGCCTTCTACGCAGGAGAGGATACAGGGTGCTATGTTTGAACTAAGCAGTCCTACAACTGACGGCACTGCTAAAGACACCGCTACTCGTATAGCAGACCTAACTAAGCTGGCTAGAGTACAGCAGGTACAAGGTAATACAGCGGCGGCTGCACAGACTGCGGCGCAGGTTCAGCAGTTGCGAGAGCAAGCATTAAAGGTTCAACAGTCTAAAGCAGCTTTAGCCTCTAGAGAGGACGTAGCAGCTCAAGTACGTTCAGCAGGTTATGGTAAAATAGCAGACGCTATTGTTTCTGAAGCAGGGTCGGGAAATAAAGTTGCTTTAGAAGGGGGCATAAAGTTATTGACTAATCTAGCACAACCTCCTAAAAAGACTATTCTAACGCCAGAAGAAGAGTTTGGTCTTGCTAGTAGAAAATCTTTATTTGACGCAGATGTAAAAACAGTCACTGGTGCAGCAGAAAAAGCGGGGAATCGTTTTACACAGTACGCCCCTATCGTAGCTCAGATGAAAGAACTAACAGACCAAGTAGAATTTGGAGCAGGGTCTGTTCCTTTGGCAACTGTAAACCAAACTTTACATAGCCTAGGTAGTAAGTTAGGACTTGATGTAGGTACTTTAGACCCTGAAGCTGATGCTACGTTGACTTACAACTCGCTATCTAAACGACTAAAAGCGTTGTTACTAGAGGCGCAAAAAGGTGCTATCTCTAACTTAGAAAACACTGAGATAACAAAAAACACTGCTAACCCCAGCCAGACATCAAACCAAGCTCAAGCACTTGTAAACTTTTTAGAGGCTGGTTTAGAGTCTGATTTAAATAGGAGTGCTGCTCAAAGAGCGTGGCTAGAACAAACAAAGTCTCTAACTGGTTTTGACGCTGCTTGGAGACAATACGTTGAAGATTTCCCAAGAACTAGCGGTTTTACAGTAGACGAGGACCCTTTGACAAAAGATAAAACAGTTGTTTCTAATTTCGAAATGGTTAAAGAAAACTTTAATTTATTTAATCAACTTTACTTGCCTTCTAAAGGTAAAGCTCCTGTGTTTGTTAACAAGCAAGGTAAAGGAATGACAGTAGATAAGATTAAAAAGGAAATAGTACAGGATAGACTAAACGAAATGAAAAAAGTCTCTAATAATCCTAACTGGAAACCCACTAAACAACAAAAGAGTTTGGCTGAGTTAGAAGCTCGTAAAAACATAGGTAAGTTAATTACTCTAAGAATTAGTAACGGTACTTATACGGTGGCAAAATAATGGCGCTTACAGAAGAAGAAAGAACTTTATTATTTGCAGAATTTGCTGAGGAAGGCACTGAAGAACTTGCTTCTGCAATAAAAAGAGAGGAGCTTTTAGGAGAGGCTAGATCGCCTTTACAGAGAGGTCTTGATTTTATTTCAGACCCTGTAGAAAGTGTTTTAAAGCCTGCTTCCGCTGCCTCTATGGATTTTATTTCTGGCTTAAATACTGGAATAGCAGGAGCTGCTCAATTAGCAGCTGAGGTGGCTACCTTACCCCCTGTAGGTGTTAATTGGTTACTGGGCGAAGACTTTTTTACTATGGAAGACAGAGAAAAGTTTTTACAGGACTACGTAACTAATCCTGAGCTAACTAGGCAAGAACTTTATAAACAGTATAGGGAAGAACTAACTGGTGAAGAGCCTGGTACAATAGCTACAGTATTAGGCCAGATATTTCCTTCTTTAGCAGTAACCCCTACAAAAGCAGCACCTACTGTTGTGGGTCGGTTAATGCAAAGTGGCAAATTTGGTGGAATTAGCGGAGGGATGGAGTTTACTGAAGGAGGTTCTGGACAGAGAGCCTCTAATGTTATGATAGGCACGGCTTTGGGAGTACCTTTACAAGGAATTATTGACGGAGGTATAGCAGGTAAAAGATTTGTAGAAAAAGCTAGGTTACGAAAACTAACAGTAGATTCTCCTAGTGTTAAAACTGCTTTAACAAGAGAAGAAACTCAACAAGTTTTAGAGGCTGCTCAAAAATTAGGCATAACTGTTACTCCCGCAGAAGCCACTAATGACCTCCTCTTAGTACACGGACAAAGACAGTTAAATGTAAACGAAGCAACTAGAGGAGAACTTGCTGAGTTTATAATGCAAAGAAATGATGACTTAACTGAAAACATACTAAAACTACAGCGCGTAGGAGATCAAGATTTACAGTACACAGGGGCTAAGTTTACTCCCACAGGTGTTGGAGGGGAGCCACCTCGCCCACCTTTTTTAGGCCAACAAGACGAGGTACGCTGGAAAAAAACTAGGCAAGAAGTTTACAGAAAAACATTGGATCAGGAAGAGTTAGATAAAATCCTTCAAGTTAGTCCTTTGCTTCAAAGTCAGTTAGCTAAATATAAAGCAGCTTTAAAAACAAAACCAACTAAAAGAACAGATGAGCAAGTTCTTGCTTTAGAATCTATAAACAAATTAAAAAGAGACTTGGGTATTGAAGGAGACATCCCTTTTAACAATGTTGGGTTTTTAGACATGTTAATAGACAACCTAGATCAGGTACTGGACAAAGGTACTGATGTCACTACTGCTGCGGGGAAAAAACAAAGGGCTATTGTACAGAATCAGCGTAAGGCTTTATCTCAGACAATGAAAAATAAAGTATCTGGTTATGCCGACATGAAGGCGCAAGGACAACGCGCTAAAGTAGTCAGCATGCTAAGAAACGCTGTAGATGATACCGTACCTGTAGGAGACTACCCTAAAAAGTTTTATGATACTGTGCTCAAAGATAAGAAGAAAAGAGAAGAGCTTATTTCTATGCTCAAATCTTCATCGCCTAACGCTGCTCAGACAGTGGCTGATTTAGCTTTAGTAATGCAGCATATTTTTGGAGACGCTAACATAGCTAAAAAAATAGCCCAAACGAGCGAGGATGTAGTAGCTATGAGAGGAGGCGGAGGCAACTTTGCCACTGCCTGGGTCAAACTAAGAAGCATGTTAAAGAAGGATGAGGCTATGATACGTGTTTTAACAGACCCTAGATGGGCTGCTGGTATTAAAGATTTAAAAGGAAGAACCTCAAATGAAACTTTAATGAACCTTACTTCTTTTCTAACTACTGTTACTAATACTGAAAACACCATAGAAAAGCTTGTAGGTCTTAGAGAAGAAAGAAGACAGCAGAAAGAGAAACTACCTCCGAGAACAAGTAAGACAGGACAACCACCTCGTCCTAGTAGATCAGGTACAATAGGTTTATTTGGTAAAACAATATAAACAAAAAAGCCCTGTGCAGTCATCTACACAGGGCTTTTTAGTACCTACAGAGTCTACACTATCTCACATGCGCCGCCTACACACGCTAACTCTTGACTTCCTGTCGTGTTATCCTCTTCCTCGTACTTCTCTAGGTCATTCCAATCCACCCCCTGCGGCATAGACGCTACTAGCTCATCATACTTCTCAGCGTCGATGTCCTCATAAGGAGCTTGTTGATATACATGGTCACTATACGGCAACAAACTAATCCCACTACACAGATCAAAGTTCTCCCATATCCACTGTGCTACTTGCAAGAACTCGTTATCAGTGTAATAAACAGTGATGCTTGGTTTATGTTCGCACCAGTGGTTCTGATATGCTTTCCAAAGTTCTAGCTGCTGCATAGCTCCTACCTGCTTGACGGTCACAGAGGACTCTGGAGCCTTCACAGGGAAGCTGAAGACTGAAGACGTAGGTGACATCACATCCTGCTCTACAGGGAATCCTGACTGTGCCATGAAGACTGCAAGCGGGTCTTTGTGGTCGCTACGTACTCTGCGAATGTAATGCTTAGAGAAGCGAGGATGGATACCAGAAGCAGAATCAACAAGTTGAGATACAGTACCGCTAGGCTTAACACACGTAATAGCCGCAGACTGATTAATACCGAGTTTCTCAGCCCACTTCTTATTTGTATCCACAGCAACATCTCGTACTTCCTCCAGCCACTTAGACAAGTCTTTAGAGCAGCCCTTGCTCAACAGGTAGTGATCCATGATGCCTGTCATGCTGACACCCAGTAGTGCTTCCTCTTCAGTGTTCTTCTTCCAGCAGTTACGCAGGTATCTGAAGTCTGTCAAGGTAGCCTGTAGTGTACCGATGATAGCAGCCATCTCTGCCTTCTTCTTCAATGTCTTTAGATCATCTTCAGGACGTACAACAATCTCTGACAGGTTACAGAACTGGTTACTGCGCAGGATAATCTCAGAGCATGGGTTAGTACCAAAGTCCTGATCAGGGTCGCGTCTACCGTTACGTGCTGCAATCTTCTGAGCTGCTACACGACTGAAGATACCACGCTCACCCGCCTTACTCTCGTACATGTTCTGCATCTCGCCTAAGAAGGATTCAAAGTCTGGCTTCTCAGTGTACGCTACGCTGTTGTTAGCAAGCCTACGGTGGCCTTCATGTCTCCACCAGTCTCCTGACTTAGCCTTCGCCATACGTGGATCAGACAGGTTAGAGAGGCTGATTAGAGCTGACCTACGCACACCACCTACCACTACAATGTCAGCTATCTTACACACTACATCGTGACACTCAATGCTCGTTAGCTTACGTCCTGCGGCCTTCTGGAATATCTCTACACAGAAGTTGAACAGGTCTACCAGAGGCTCTGGCCCTGAAGCTCTGCCGCCAAAGGTCTTCAGCCTAGCTCCTGCTGGTCGTATGCGGCTTATGTCCCACGTAGGTATCTTACCAGCATACAGCATAGCTATCAGCTCACGGAATGCAGAGGCCCAGCCTATCTTGCTGTCACTAACAACAATAACACTGTCAGTCTTGTGGAAGGTCTCTGCAACCTCTGGTAGCTTGTTAATGAAGTTGCGCTCTACGCTGAAGCCTACGCCTGTGCCACACATCAGCACGTACATCAGCTCGTCAAAGCTACGTGGTGAGTCAATGGCTAAGTAACTACAATTAAATCCAGCTACGTTATCCTTTGCCAGTGCATCACCTGCTGTCATCATACAACGCATGCTAGGCATGACTTCCATGTTGTGTATAGCGTCAAACATCTTAGCACTAGTCTTCTGATCTAACTGACCTCTGTCAACCCAGAAGGCGACATAGCGGTTGACTGTCTCTGCCCAGGTCTCTCTGCGCTTCTGTTCAGGTAGCCAACGTGCGTAGCGGCTCTTGTGTATAAACTGTTGGTACTGATCCATTATGTGTTCTCCTCTGTTACCATTGCTGTTAGCTTCTGTAAGTACCAACCAGCTTTCTGTAGGTCTTCTACCTGCTTACCTTTGTAGTCATAGCGCCACAAATACTTCATGCAGTTGCCCTTGAGGTAGCCTTTGAATGCCACTGAAGACATAGACTCTTCAATAGCTTCAATACACTCTATGTTGCCTGTGTTGTAGTGTGTGGGTCTGTTAACATTGTCCATAATCTCTTCCTCTTCGATCGTGACTGGGAAAC